GACGGGGTTGATCATTATATTTCTAGTGGATTTTATGGTCAATATGTAGATATTGAAGGTGTATATAGAACTGAGTTTGATCTCATCAAAAGATACAGAGAAATGTCTCTGCATCCAGAATGTGACAATGTTATCGAAAGCATTGTAAATGAAGCTATTGTAAGTGATTTATATGATTCGCCAGTTGAAATTGAGTTATCTAATTTAAATGCTAGCGATAGATTAAAACAGATTATTAGAGAAGAGTTTAAGTCGATCAAAGAGATGCTCGACTTTGACAGAAAATCTCATGAAATTTTTAGAAACTGGTATGTCGATGGTAGATTGTTCTACTTCAAGGTAATCGACCAGAAAAATCCTTCTGCAGGTATTCAAGATATTAGATATATTGATCCACTAAAGATCAAACATATTAGACAAGAAAAGAAGAAAAACGCAAATCAACTTCAACCAAATCTTAGAGGAAATGGAGAAGTATTTGACTTCCCTGAAATTGAGGAATACTTTGTTTATACTCCAGCAAGTAGTGCGAATCAAGGTCCTACTTACGGATCTCAGAAAAAAACAATTAAGATTGCAAAAGATTCAATTGCCTATTGCACTTCAGGTTTAGTTGATAGAAATAAGGGAACCATTCTTTCTTATCTACATAAAGCAATTAAATCACTCAATCAACTTCGCATGATTGAAGATTCTTTGGTGATTTATAGATTATCCAGGGCACCAGAACGTCGTATTTTCTATATCGATGTTGGAAATTTACCTAAGGTAAAAGCAGAGCAATACCTTAGAGAAGTTATGTCTCGCTATAGAAATAAACTTCAGTACGACGCCAATACTGGAGAAATTCGCGATGATCGTAAATATATGAGTATGTTGGAAGATTTTTGGCTTCCAAGAAGAGAAGGTGGAAGAGGAACTGAAATTTCAACTTTGCCTGGTGGAGGAAATCTTGGAGAACTTTCTGACGTTGAATACTTTCAAAAGAAATTATACAGATCCCTTGGAGTTCCAGAAACCAGAGTTGCTGGTGGTGGAGACGGATTTAACTTAGGAAGATCATCAGAAATTCTTCGTGATGAATTGATGTTCTCTAAATTTGTAGGACGTTTAAGAAAGAGATTTGGTAATCTATTTAATGATTTGCTAAAAACTCAATTAATCCTCAAAAATATTGTATCTCTTGAAGATTGGGAGGTTATGAGTGATCATATTCAGTATGACTTCTTGTATGATAATCATTTTGCAGAACTAAAAGAAGCAGAATTATTAACAAATAGATTAACACTTGCCACAACAGCAGAACCATATATTGGTAGGTATTATTCTACAGAGTATGTTCGTAAGAAAATTCTCAGACAAACTGATAGTGAAATTATTGAAATTGATGCACAAATTGATGATGAAATTGAGAAAGGAATTCTTCCTGATCCTAATGCACCAGTAGATGAGAATGGAAATCCACTTCCTACTGATGGATCAGTTCAAATGGGACAAAATGGTGAAGTTCCAATGGAACCAGTTCCTGATGAAACTTCTACAGAAATTCCGGAACCAAAAGGCGGCAAAATATAAATAACATTATATCAACATAATACAATTTTTTTCATGGAAGATATTATCGACTTGATTGCAACTGATGCTTCACCTTCTGAAGTGTCTGATAGTATTAAACAACAACTTTTTGCAAAATCTGTAGAAAGAATTAATGCTATGAGACCTGAAGTTGCTAGCACTATGTTCAGTGACGAAGATAGCGAAACAGGAACAGAAGAATGACTGTAAAACCATTAGCAACTGCTGTTGACGTTAGTATTACTCCAACTAATTTGGGCACTGCAAATGTAATTTCTGTAGTTAATACAAGTAATTCTGCAGTATCTATTACTTTGGCAGGAACCTCATCAATAGAATTTTGGATTGGTGCAGGAGAAAGAATTACTGTTGAGAAAGAATATGCAGCGGATGTTGTCTGTGTTCCAGCTCAACCTGCAGGAACTGTTTACGCAAATAAAGTAGCATACACAAATTAATCAAATGAAACTTATAACAGAAGAAGTATCTAACGTAAAAATTATTACCGAAGGTAAAGGTAGCGGTAAGAAATTATATATTGAAGGGGTTTTCCTTCAGGGTGATATTAAAAATCGTAATGGAAGAATGTATCCAATGGATACCCTTTCAAAAGAAGTGAACCGCTATTGCGAAACTTTCGTTAATAAGGGTCGTGCTCTTGGTGAGCTGGCACATCCCGATGGTCCTACAGTAAATCTTGATCGTGTTTCTCATAAGATTACTTCTTTGGTTAGAGAAGGTTCTAATTTTAGAGGTAAGGCACAACTTCTAAATACACCGATGGGCAAAATTGCTTCATCACTTATTGATGAAGGAGTTATGCTTGGTGTTTCTTCTCGCGGTGTTGGTTCACTTAAAACCACTAGCGAAGGACACAAAATCGTTGGCGAAGATTTCATGTTAGCAACTGCTGCTGATATCGTTGCCGATCCTTCTGCACCTGATGCTTTTGTTCAGGGAATTATGGAAGGAAAAGAGTGGATTTGGGAAGGAGGAATCCTTCGTGAACAACTTGCTGAGAGAACAAGAAAGAGTATTAATACTCTTGCCGCTCAAAGAAAACTTGAGGAGCATAAGTTAAATCTGTTCCAAAATTTTCTCTCAAATCTTTAAATTATAAATAAATATAGATTATAACAAATAAAAATCTAAAACAATGTCCGTTGGTAGCAATTTACAAGAAATGGAAAACGTAGTAACCAAAGGGGCAGCTGCTGCCGATCCCATGCCAAGTGCTGGTACTAATGCATCTGGAGTGATGGCTCCAGGGCAAACCGGTTCTTGGGAAGATCTCGGCGGTCCTACTCCTGAAAATTATCGTCCAGATGACGATTCCGCAACACTTAAAACACCTGGCGCAACTCTCTCACAAGTTAGAGATGTTGTTAATGCAAAGGCATCTCCTGCAGATCCTGCACCTTCAATGAAGGAAGAGGAAGAAGTAGAAGGCGAAGTCGTTGCTGAAGAAGATACTGCTGATGAAGAAGAGATTACCAACGAAATCGAAGAAGAAGCAGTAGAAGAAGAAGTAGAAACCGAATCTGTAATTGAGTATGATGTCGAAGAAGACATCAATGCTCTGATTGCAGGAGAAGAACTCTCTGAGGAATTCGAAGAGAGAGCACGTACTATCTTTGAAACTGCAATCAATACTAAAGTTGCCGAGATCAAAGAAGAACTCGTAACATCTTACGAAGCATCCCTCGTAGAGGAAGTTGCTTCAATCAAAACCGAACTCACTGATCGTGTCGATGCATACCTTGAGTATGTTGCAGACGAGTGGATTTCTGAAAATTCAATCGCTGTAGAGCACGGTCTTAAGACCGAAATGATGGAATCATTCCTTGGCGGAATGAAGACACTTTTTGAAGAACATTATGTAACTGTACCTGAAGATAGATATGATGTAATCGAGAGTATGGTAGATAAACTTGATGAAATGGAAGGAAAACTCAACGAGCAAATCGAAAGAAATATTGCTCTAAATCGTAGATTAGCAGAGTCAGTCGCTGATGTAATTTTTGCCGATGTCGCTGAAGGTCTTGCGATCTCTCAGAAAGACAAGCTCGCTTCTCTTGCTGAAAATGTTGAGTTTGATAGTGAAGAGAGCTATCGTGAGAAACTGGTAACACTGAGAGAATCTTATTTTCCAGTTAATACCGGTGCTCAAAGAGAGGATTCTGAGAATCTATCTGAAGAAGTAAACTTGACCGAAGAGACAGAAATGATCTCCGAAGGTACAACTAATGCAATGGATGCATATCTTCAGGTTCTTCGCAGATCCGCGAAAAAGTGATTTTTAAATCATAAAGTCAAACTAACTTTTTTAAACACTAGAGGTTAACTCAAATGCAGATGTACAACACCGAATATCTGCAGGAGAAGTGGTCACCAATCCTCGATTACGAGGGTATGGATCCTATCAGAGATTCACATCGTAGAGCGGTAACTGCTATCCTGCTGGAAAACCAAGAAAAAGAATTACGTGAGGAAAGAGCATTCCTCAGCGAAGCTGGTACTGGTCCAACCAACTCAGCTGGCACAGGCGGATTCTCCGGATCAGGTTCGGGCACGACAGGAACTCCTGTTGCAGGTTTCGATCCCGTACTGATCTCCTTGATCCGTCGTTCAATGCCTAACCTGGTCGCTTATGACCTTTGTGGCGTTCAACCAATGAACGGTCCTACTGGACTGATCTTTGCAATGCGCTCCCGCTACAACAGCCAGACCGGTGCAGAGACCTTCTACAACGAAGTCGATTCCGCATTCTCTGGTCAAGCAAAAGGACTCAACTACGAATCTGGCTTCACCGATGGTGCAGTTGGTCTGGGTACAACCGCACAAGGCGGAAGCAACCCATCGATTCTTGATCCTTCTAACCAAGCAAATAACGCAGGTCCTGGTGGTAACCAGTACAACGCTGGCGGTGGCATGACCACTGGCGAGGCAGAAGGTCTTGGTAACGGTGAAGATAACTTCTTCAACGAGATGGCATTCTCGATTGAGAAGCTCACCGCAACTGCTAAGTCAAGAGCACTGAAAGCAGAATACTCACTGGAACTGGCACAAGACCTCAGAGCAATCCACGGTCTGAATGCTGAAGCAGAACTCGCAAACATTCTCAGCACTGAAATCCTTGCTGAAATCAACCGCGAGATCATCCGTACCATCTATAAGGTCGCAGTTCCTGGCGCACAGGTCAACACCGCAACTCCTGGCACCTTCGACCTTGACGTTGACTCTAACGGTCGTTGGTCTGTTGAGAAGTTCAAGGGTCTGATCTTCCAGATCGAAAGAGATGCTAACGCAATCGCGCAGCAAACTCGTAGAGGGAAGGGCAACATGATCCTCTGCTCCGCAGACGTTGCTTCCGCACTCACCATGGCAGGCGTTCTGGATTACACCCCTGCACTCAACGCTAACCTCCAGGTTGACGACACCGGTAACACCTTCGCTGGTGTTCTGCAAGGTAAGTATCGCGTATACATCGATCCTTATTCTGCAAACGTTTCTGGCAACCAGTTCTATGTCGCTGGTTATAAGGGCACTAATCCTTATGACGCAGGTCTGTTCTATTGCCCATACGTTCCTCTGCAAATGGTTCGTGCTGTTGGAGAGCACACCTTCCAGCCCAAGATTGGCTTTAAGACCCGCTATGCGGTCGTTGCAAACCCATTCGCAAAAGGCGCTACCGAAGCATCTGCTCCAGACAACATCTCAACCAACTCCAACGTATACTACAGAAGAGTCAAAGTCCAAAATCTTATGTGATTCATTGGATTCGCAATTCAAAAAGGAGAGGGTCTTTGGACCCTCTTTTTTTGTCTAAATAAATAAGAAACCCTCGATGGAAGAAAACGACTGGTCAGTTGAATGGACGCTGGATATTAATAAAGTTAGAGCACTTTATGATGTAATACATTATTCTTGGGAAAATTGGCCCGGATATCCAGCAAGACCAAAAGAAGAACAGGAGTTTTTAATATTTGTCAAATCTGAACTTTTTGCAATGTTAATGGACTATACCTTTAAAAAGAAAAATCAATGAGAACATTTAAGGAATTTCAATACATTTGCGAAAGATCTCTTTCTAAGTGCGAGAAAGACAGGAAAGAAGATATTGCCAAAGGTATGAAAGATAATGCTTCCGACTTTAAAAATCGCT